CCACAGCTTCTTCAGCATTTTTAGCTACAACAGTATTAGCAACTACTGAATGATCACCAACGCCTTGGGCTTCAATTAATTTTGAGCCGATCATTTGGATCTTCATAACATTTGTTGTACCACGTTCACCCACTGGTACACCGGCAGTAATCAAAATCAAATCGCCTTCTTTGGCAAAACCTAATTCTAAGGTTTTCTTCGTTGCTAATTCAAACATATCATCTGTTGTTTCAGGTTTTTCGGTAACCGTTGGATAAACGCCCCAGTTTAACATCAGACCGCGTTTAGTATGGTCATCAAAAGTTACAGCCAAAATATCAGCATCTGGACGATATTTTGAAATCATCTTAGCTGTATGACCAGATTCAGTCGCAGCTACGATACATTTAACACCTAAATTCTTGGCAGCACGTGCTACAGAAAGGCCAATTGTTTCCGTAACGTCTGTTTTATCAAATTGGTTAATTTGGTAAGAACCAAGTTCTAACATTGATTTTTCTGCTTCTACATCAATACGAGCCATGGTTGTAACAGCTTCAACGGGATAGCTTCCGTTAGCTGATTCGCCAGAAAGCATAGTTGCGTCTGTTCCGTCAAAAACAGCGTTAGCAACATCAGAAGCTTCTGCACGGGTTGGGCGTGGGTTTTCTTGCATAGATTCTAACATTTGTGTTGCTGTGATAACTGATTTGCCTGCAGCGTTACATTTTTTAATTATATTTTTTTGCGCCATAGGAACTAATTCAGAAGGGATTTCAACGCCCATGTCGCCCCGGGCAACCATAATACCGTCAGAAACTTTCAAAATTTCATCGATGTTATCAATACCTTCTTGCGATTCAATCTTAGGAAAGATTTGAACATGAGTCATTCCTGTTTCTTCCAAAATCTCCCGAATATCTAATACGTCTTGTGCTTTACGTACAAAACTTGCTGCAATATAGTTAATATTATGTTGTAAGCCAAAACGAATATCTTCAGCATCTTTGTCGGTAATTCCAGGTAAGCTGATAGAAACACCTGGCGCATTCACGCCTTTACGTGAGCCCAAAATCCCAGGGTTTTGTACTTCAGTAACTAGTTCCCGGTTGCTTTCGTCTTTTTCTAAAATAAGCATGTCAATTAGACCATCATCAAATAACACATGCCCACCTTCATGAACATCATCAAAAAGACCTTCATAAGTGACAGAAATTTTGTCTTTTGTGCCTTCTAATTCTGCGTCCATTGCAATACGTACTCTATCGCCAATCTCAAAAGGAATCTTGCCTGTTTCAGTAGCTTGAGCTGTTGTCCGGATTTCGGCTCCTTTTGTATCCAAAAGAATCCCTACATCTATTCCGGTTCTTTCAACTGCTTGATGAACTTTATCCATACGATCTAAATGTTCATCATGATCGCCATGAGAAAAGTTAAAACGAAAAACATTCGCTCCAGCTTCAATCAATTTTGCGATCGTATCTACCGAATTACTAGCAGGTCCTAAGGTACTTACGATTTTTGTTTTTTTCATTAATAATATACTCCTTATTTATTTAAAATAGTATGTCTAATTTATCTCATCAAAAGAAAATATTAGAATGATAATTCTTGGTTCAAATCATAAAGGGAAAGATCTGGTTGATGCTTCTTATTTTCCAAAGTATCAACAATATCTGATGAAACGACCTTATTATCAAGCAAACCAACACAGCGTCCGCCTTTACCTTCTTGTAAAAGCTCAACTGCAAAACCACCGAACTTACTAGCTAATACGCGATCTCTAGCACTTGGTGAACCCCCACGGGCAACGTGTCCAAGAATAGAGACTCTTGTATGAAAATCGCCATACTCTTTTAATCTTTCAGCAAATTCATTACCGCCCATTACACCTTCAGCTACAACAATTAAACAATGTTTTTTGCCACGATCGCGACCTTCTTGAATACGTTTTGCAACTTTATCCATATGAAAATCATGTTCAGGGATAATAATTTCATCAGCGCCACCAGCTACACCTGCCCATAAAGCAATGTCGCCAGCGTCTCTTCCCATAACTTCAATAATAAAAGTACGTACATGAGAAGTCGCTGTATCTCTGATACGGTCCAATGAATCTAGTATTGTATTAGTGGCCGTGTCAAAACCAATTGTAAAATCGGTGCCTGGAATATCATTATCAATTGTACCAGGAATACCAACTGCGGGATAACCGTGTCTAGTTAAAGAAAGCGCGCCATGATAAGAACCATCGCCACCGATGACAACTAAGCCTTCAATGCCAAATTTATTTAACTGTTCTATACCTTTTAACTGTCCTTCTTCTGTTGCAAATTCAGGATAACGTGCTGAATAAAGGAAAGTTCCTCCACGTTGAATCTTATCTCCAACATCAGCAATTTCTAAACGACGAATATCTCCAGCTACCAATCCAGCAAAACCGTAATTGATGCCGTAGACTTCCATTCCGCTAAAGATCGCTTTACGTGTAATTGCACGAATCGCCGCATTCATACCAGGGGCATCTCCACCACTGGTCAAAATTCCAATGCGCTTCATATTCTACTTCACCTCATTAATAGTATAATATAGCAAATCCAAATGATTGCTTTTAAAGCTTTCAATTCGTTTAATATTCTATCATTAATTAAAGTAAATGTCTTGGTAAAACAAGAAAAAAACGTGATTTATGAAAATATTTAATGAAAACATTCCAGAAAATTATTTAAATACAACATTTCCTGGACCTATAATCTCTTCTAAAGAATTCTGCAAATCTTTTGTATAAGTCACCCAATTTTTTTCCGGTAATAAACGGGTTTCCCCGGTTTTTTCATAGTAAATAATAATAGGCACATTACCCCTGAATTGTTTGATCACAGCATACAAACTTGCGACAAGTTGCTTTTGGTCCGCTGCTGCCGGTATCTTCAAATAAGCTGTTTTATCAGCGATCGTATCAGCCAATGTTTTAGCTACAATCACCTGATTAGCAATCACTTGAAGTTGATCGTTATATTTATTCTTTTCCACTTTACCTTCAATATAATAGACCTGGTTTTCTACCAGCTGATTCCTAACATTACGATACAAACGTGGAAAGATCGTTACAGAAGTTTCATCCGTTGGGTCGTTTCCTTCCAAAAAGGCCATTTGTTCACCTTTTTTTGTTCGAATTTCTCTAATTTCAGTACCATAGATCAACAAATTGACAGTCGTATTTTCGACAAATTCAGAAATATCGGTTACTTTTTTTCTTTGCTTGATTTTCTCAAACTGTTCTACAGGATGTCCTGATAGATAAATACCTAGATACTGATCTTCTAAATTTAATTTTTCTTCCAGACTAAAATCAGCAAGTGCTTCATTTTTTAAAGCCATCATATCTAATAAATCAAGGCTACCTCCACTGTATACGACATTTTGGATTTTACCTTCTAATTGAGAAATTGCTTGTCGACGATTTTCTTCTAGCTCATCAAATGCTCCTATAGCTATTAAAGGACGGATATTTTCTTCTTTTAACCACTTATTATTATATTGATTCATCCGAGTTAGAAACTGATTTAAGGAGGCATAATTTCCGTTTTCTCTTCTTTCTGCCAGAATGTCATAAATAAAATCACGACGGATGCCCTTAATACTTCCCAAACCAAAACGAATTTCTTGCAAAGAGTTTAAATAAAAGGAATAAGCACTTTGATTTATCGAAGGCTTTAAAACTTTGACCCCAGCATTTTTAGCATCGCTAAGATACTCTTTTAATTTCTTAGGCGTATGCAAGACTGAACGTAGTAAGGCTTTATAAAAAGGCGCTGGGTAATGAACTTTCAAATAAGCCATTTGAAAAGCGACAAAAGAATAAGCGAAAGCGTGCGAACGGTTAAAACCATAATCCGCAAAACGTTCGATATAGTCATAAATTTGATTCGCTTTTTCTTTGGTAAAGCCCTTATTTTGTGCACCTTCAATAAAATAGCGTCGCTGCTTGTCTAAAACACTTTTTTTCTTTTTACTGATAGCCCGCCGCAAAATATCAGCCTGACCTAAAGTAAAACCAGCCATTTGAGAAGCAATCTGCATAATCTGTTCCTGATAAACGATAACGCCATAAGTATTTTCTAATATCGGGGCTAGACTTGGATCTAGGTAATCGATTTTTTCTTGCCCATGTTTTCTTTTAATAAAGGTATCAATATTTTGCATCGGACCCGGCCGATATAATGCGTTCACTGCCGCGACATCTTCGATCGTTTCAGGAATCAAACGCCGTAAAACATTACGAATACCTGCTGACTCAAATTGAAACACACCTGTAGTATCCCCTTTTTGAAACAAGCGTAACGTTTTTTTATCATCTAAAGGAATATCTTTTTGACTAATATTTTGTTTAGTAATTTTTTGAATACTTTGCAAGGTATCAGCAATAATCGATAAATTACGTAAGCCTAAAAAGTCAATTTTTAACAGTCCAGTTTCTTCTACATCATTCATAGTAAATTGGGTTAACCAAATACCTTCAGAACCTTCCTGTAAAGGAACTAAGTCTAATAAGTCTTGATCACTGATCACTACCCCTGCCGCATGAGTTGATACATGACGCGGTAAACCTTCTAGTGTCTTAGCAGCTTGAAATAACTGTTTATTCCGTTCATTCATATTGGCCAATTCACGCAGCGCTTTTGACTGATCATAGGCCTCTTCTAGTGTAATTTTCATTTGCTTAGGAATAGCATTAGACCAACGATTTGCTTCACTTTGAGATAAGCCAAAGACTCTACAAGTATCACGTAAAACCATCTTAGCAGCCATCGTACCAAAAGTAGCGATTTGCGCAGCATGATTTTGTCCGTACTTTTGCTTTACATATTGTAAAACCTCTCCTCTTTTATTATCAGGTATATCTAAGTCAATATCTGGCATGGTATTACGTTCAGGATTTAGAAAACGTTCGAACAATAAATCATACTTAATGGGATCAACATCTGTAATAGACAAGACATAAGCAGTCAAAGAACCCGCTGCTGAACCGCGTCCTGCGCCGGTTACAATTTTATTTTCATGTAAAAAGTCCATAACATCCCAAACAATCAGAAAATAATCATCAAAACCCATTCTGTGGATAACTGAAAGTTCATAATCCAAGCGTTCTTGATAACGTGCATCAACTTTTGCAATTCGTTGAGGAAGTTTTGTTTCACACAGCTCTTTTAAATATTGACTAGCGCTTTTATTATCTTTTATAGGATAATGTGGCAATAATTTTTGATGTAAAGGAATTTGTGCCTGACAGTTTTCCGCAATCATTTCAGTCTTTTGTAAAGCTTGAGGTGCATTTGTTTCATACCAAGCTGCTTTTTTTTCGGCTGCTTCTAAACTTTTAAAAGAAGTGATTTCTTGCATCTCTTGTTGGAGATTTTCTATTTGCTCGCCTTCTCTAATATGATGCATGACTTTTACTGAAAAAGCTTCCTCTGGATAAAGTGAATCTATCAATTGATAAGCAGCAGCTTGTACTCCTTGCTGTTGCATCCATTCATTCATTTCATCTGCTAAAGCTTCTTGATAAGCAACACCATAAAAAAGCTGATCTTTTCCAAATGTTTCTTGCAACTCGGTCGCTCTATTTTCAGCTATTTTTTCGTCTTCAAGACGTAATTTTGTTAATTCATTTTCAACAGGTAAAATAGCAAATAAGTCGGTTAAGGAAAATTCTTCTAATAAAACTTGCGCCCCGCTCATCTTTTGGCTAGATAAGCGCATAAGCTTTTTGTATCCTGGGTCATTTTTAGCAAATAAAAAGATTTCATGCTCTTTTTGAGTTTGTTGGGAGTAATATTCAAGTAACAATCCGATAACCGGATGTATTTCTTCCTTTTGACAAGCCTTTACAAAGGCTAAAGCACCATAAAGATTATTTCTATCTGTAATCCCTAAGTGCTTATAGCCCATTTTTTTCGCTAATTGAACATATTGTGGAATTTTGATCGTACTTTGTAGTAAAGAGTAAGATGACAATGCTGTTAAATGTGAAGCGCTCATTTTCATGTCTCCCTTAAAAATTATGTAGTAGAAGCGTAAAGTTGAAATGTTTTAACTTTACAAGTTTTTAAATTATGATAGACTGAAATCGAATATGTAAGTATTGAAAGAAGGTGTAGCAATGCGCTACCTTATCACAATTATTTGGTCTTTAATTTTAGGACAAGTTGTTGGTTTTTTGGGCAGTGCGCTAACCAGCACAAACTATGATTTTACCTTGACGACAATTTGTTCTGTCATTGTTGGTATCATCGTTATCGCTATAGGATCAATCGCTTATCCTAATAAAAAACAAACACATTAATCACTAAAAACCCGTTACTCTTTTTATTGTAACGGGTTTTTTATTCTTTTCAAGCAGTTGTTTCTGATTTTAAATACTTGCACTATTTTATGAGAAATAAAGAATCTTTTAAGAGTTCTCATTTCCAAATTTTAAAGTAAAGCTAAAATAATAAAGTTTAAGATAAACAATAAATCAATGACCCATAAGATAAAAGAAACTTCTTGTGTTTTACCTTTAACAATTTTTACAATCGTATAAAAAATAAATCCAGCTGCAATACCGTAAGAAATACTATAACATAATCCCATAAATATTGAGGCAAAAAAAGCAGGTACTGCATCTTCTAAGCGAGTCCAATCAATATCTTTAAAAGAAGAAAGCATCATAATCCCAACTAATATCAAAGCAGGTGCTGTTGCTTGGGCAGGAACAATAGCAATTAAGGGAGAAAATAAACTGCTTAGCGCAAACATAATTGCCACTGTTACCGATGTCAAGCCTGTCCTTCCGCCAGCACCGATGCCAGCTGCTGATTCAACAAATGTCGTTGTATTTGACGTACCAAAAACGGCACCAATAGAAGTAGCGATTGCATCCGCAAATAATGCACGGTCCATTTTAGTGTTCATTCCTTTACTATCTTCTAAAGCTGCTTCGTCTTCTTTTGAAAAAATGCCTGTTCGGCGTCCTGTGCCAATAAATGTACCGATCGTGTCAAAAGTATCCGACAAACTAAAGGCTATGATCGTCATAATCACTTGCGGAATCTTGGCGGAATCATTGAATAACGATTGCATTCCTTCCTGACCAAAAGCCGCTCCAAAGGTCACTCCTAATTCATCGACAGATTGACTTAACGAATTAGCGTCCAGATCTACAGCGCTTAGGTCAACCACACCCATTAAAATACCAATAATTGTTGTTGCCACAATACCTATTAATACAGCGCCGCGTACATTTGCTACTACTAATATCGTCATTATCACTAATCCAATAAGCGCCAAAATGACTGCTGGGTTATCAAAATCGACCAATGCAGGGACGATCCCTCCATTAATGTCTGCACTAACAACTTCGCTTCCTTCCACTGTTGCATCAATAATTGAATCAGAATCTGCTGAAAAAGTTAACAAATTTGCGTTTTTCAAACCAACATAGGCGACAAAAATTCCAATACCACCACCTATGGCATGTTGCATACTTTCCGGGATCGCACGAATAATTAATTTTCGAATTTTTGTGATCGTTATAAAAATATTAATTAAACCACAGATAAATACCATAGCTAGTGCTTGTTGCCAACTATAGCCTAAACCAAAAGCGACTGTGTAAGTAAAAAAGGCATTTAGCCCCATACCAGGAGCTTGTGCGTAAGGAACATTAGCAAACAAGCCCATCACCAATGTGCCAATAACAGAAGCAATAATCGTTGCTAAAAATACCGCCTGAAAAGGCATCCCCGCAGCGGATAATATCGTGGGATTCACAAATAAAATATAACTCATCGCAAAAAACGTGGTTATTCCCGCCATAATTTCTGTTGAAACTTTGGTACCATTTTCCTTTAATTTGAAAAACTTCTCCATTCCTTTTTTCACTCCTCATATAATTATCATGTTCAAGGAAAATAAGAACACTTTCTAATCTTTAACTTTACTTTGAACAACTATTGATTATAGAGATATAGAAGCAGTAATTCAATTAAAACTTAACAAAATTCGTTCTACCAATTATAAACGTTCGTATTTTGTCGATATATATACAGTTGACTTCTACTAACAGTTTGTAAAAAAGCTTATTTATGGTAGACTAGATGAAAATCATTAACAAGGGAGATTTTTATGACAAAAAAGTTAATCGCTCTAGATTTAGATGGTACAACATTGAATAGTACTTCCTTGATCAGTACTAAAACAGCGCAGATACTACAAAAAGCTAGAGATAAGGGTCATGTTGTGAGCATTGCAACCGGTCGTCCTTATCGTATGAGTGCCCATTATTATCAACAGTTAAAATTAGACACTCCCATAGTCAATTTTAACGGAGCATTAGTTCATAAACCTCAACAAAAATGGGCGTATGAAAAAGAGTATTCTATCCAAAGAGAGATCGCTTTTGAAATTCTTGCGCAAAAAGAAAAGCTACATTTAGACTTTGTCGCAGCCGAAAATCGAGAGAACTTTTTTATCGATAGTCTGCAAAACTTTCAAAAAGACTTCTTTGCCGCAGATACTGCTTCTGATGCCAACCTATTTTCTCAATTAAAAAATAACCCAACCTCTGTTATGCTTAAAACAAAAAACGAATATTCAAGCTTTGTTGTTGAAACGTTGACAAAACAATTTGCAGATGACATCGAAGTACGTACTTGGGGCGGCCCTAGCGCTGTTTTAGAAGTGGTGCCTAAAGGTGTACAAAAAGCGATGGCAGTATCAGTGGTAGCCGAATCAATGCAAATTAAACAAAAGGATATTATCGCCTTTGGTGACGAACATAACGATCTTGAATTACTTGATTATGCAGGTTGGGGTGTTGCAATGAAAAATGGCACAGAGCAAGTCAAAAGTGTTGCCAATGACATCACAGACAAAACCAACGATGAAGACGGTATGGTCGAATACTTAGAAAACCTATTAGCTATCTGATTGAAAAATAATAGCAATCTAGCAGCATCACTTATTGAGTGCAAAATAAATGCTTCTGCTAGGTTGCTTTTTCTATATATTATAGTCATGGTAAAGAAACTTTTAGTTGAAATGTTTCAAGAAAATAAAAAATGACTCTTGCATTTTTATAAAAAAATGAGAAAATATTATTTGCGGAGAGTTGGCAGAGCGGTAATGCACTGGACTCGAAATCCAGCGAGCCGTATAAAAACGGTGCACGGGTTCAAATCCCGTACTCTCCTTATTTAAGGGTTGAATTACTGTTATATCAGCGTTCTTAGCTCTTCTTTTACTTTTTTAACGTGTTTTCTAACGTGTTTTAATTTTTTTACCTAATATTTTGCACTGGGGCGTACATAATTTTTTTTAAAGGATACATACATTTTTTCTTATCTTATGCTATAATATAGGTGTTGGTTGGAATGTTTAGCTAAAACTGAATGTTTTTTATAGTCTATCAGTGGTTACTGGTAGGCTTTTTTTATGTATATATGGCCATTCTAAGCACTTTAAAACTTTTTGGATGAACGATTACCCATTAAAAAGGCTTAGAATGCTTGATATAAAAGGAGAAAACCACCCTAAAAAAGAGTGGTTTAGAAACAAATAAAAATTTCTTGTTTTGAAGAATACATGAAATCTAAAGGAGCGAAACGTGACAACGCTCTAATGCACTCCTAGATTTCTCACTATTATACCATAAGGAAGCTTTTCACCTTCCTTATAATAAATTTTGTAGCACCTGCCAAAACACTTTGGCTATATAAAGGTAGTAGGCTTGTTTCACCTACCTTTTCTTTGACGTCTTACCGTTTGCTTTTCCTAGTCCACAAGCTCGCTAGCAACTTGCTACAATTTTTCAGTCTGGCAATCGGTTCGGGAGCTACCCTAGCATAATAAAAGACGATCAATCTTCTTTCTGCTTGCCTATATTATACCATTTTTCGCATTTGTTTACAATTGTAAATTATACTTTTAAGCCTTTACAACTAGCACCATATAAGCTTTTTCGTCATAATCTGGATTAATTTCAATAATGTTGTAATCCTTGTCACGCCATCTTAATTTCATTTCACCATCTATTGAATAATCTTGCTGCTGGCGAATCACAATTTCTAAAGAATTTTGATATTCTGTATCAAATTGCGCTTTTATATCTTGAATAATTGTGTACGCACCTTAGCCCAGCAAGAAAACAATTCTTTTTCTTCAGTCATGCCTGCTTCTGGGCCATCAGATTCAACTAATTCAATAAACGTCACACGTTCTTGCAACTCATTTGGATTATTCACTATCGGCATGCCACACACTCCCTCTCAATTGCTGAATTAAGCTTGTTACTGTAAATGGAATATGTTCGACGTTTGAAATTTGTTGATTTACATACCAGTGTTGCACTAATAATGACACCGCCCAATCAAATTGCTGGTAGTCTTTAAAATCTTCTGCGCCCAATTGACTATCTACCGCATGAACCACATAACTTTCAGCTGTGGCTATGAGTTGTTCTAAAAGTTTATCATCTAAACTATGATCAACGCGTAAACTGTTTTTCACATCATCAATTTCAACCATTTTTTCACTCCCTATAAAAAAAGTGGGAGCAGTGGTTAACTACTCCCTTAAATCTAACTGGCTGTTATATTCGCCTCGTCAGTTGTTGTTTCAACTTCTTCAACTTTCGGCGGATTTACTCCCCCGCTTCACCGTCGTTAGGTGTAAACTCAACGTATACAGAAGCTTCTTCGTCAATCTTTTCATAGTCGTTACGGATAATTGCCGCAAGTCCTTGAGAATAGAAATCGAATTTTTCCCATTGGGTCGTTACTTGGTTACGACGAGCCACAAAGACTGATTGTGCAATATCGCCCACAACCATTGGATAAGTACCTTGTTTTGGATTAGCCAGCAATTTATCACTAACCAGTGCAACTGGAATCCCGAGCAAACTTCTACCACTTGGCGCTGTTACATCTGGTTGCAGGAGATAACGACCGTCAGAATCTTTTAATGTGTCTAAATGATTGAAGCCCGATTGGTTCAAAATCACGGTTTTTTCTAATGCAGGGTCTAACGTTACATTATGAATGGCTTTCAAGTCGTCTAATGTTGCCGCTGTTTGTTTCGGGAAAGTCTTCAGCAAATCAATAATATGCTTATTGTCTGTATTATCAATCAATTTTGCTAACTGTTCTTTGACTTCTTGCACAATATTTACTTCTGAATCTTCTACCACTTCATTAGATAAAGCAATCTTACCCGCGCGAGTTTCGACTTTATAATCTACATTCGCAAACATATCAGCGTCAATATCTTCAATTTCTGCCAGTTCTTCTTTAGTGGCCAAAATGGCTTCTTGATTGGTTGCGACTGGATAAGTTCCTTGACCATTTGAAACAGTTTTAACAGTCGCATATTGTGCTAAGTTATAGTCTGATCGTTTTAAGTCGAATACTTCGCCAATAACTTCGCTAGGTACAACGGCCGCAGCATTTTCGGTACTGATCCCGTCACGAACTTCACCTTTAGAACGAATGTATTCTTCATAGCCTCGTACTTCTGTATTTTTGTCATCAATTAATGTCTTTTCCATGTTATTAGCTCCTTTTTGTTTTTCTTGTTGTTTCTTCATGAATCTATTATATGAACGCTTGTTCACTTGTACATTAGGTGAATCATAAGCGGGCATGGTTACCACACTTACTTCTGGAATATTCTTAATATTTTTAATGCTGCGTGTCACTTCGCCGCTTTCTTCGTCTTCGTCAAAAGAATCAATGCCTAACTCAAAGCCAAAGCTCATAGAATCCACAACACCCGTTGAAACATTTTCGTACACGTCTTTAGCATAGGTTGTATCATTTAGCGTTGCTTCAAAATGCAATCCCACGTCATCAACTTCAATTTTTAACGTATCATTTTTCACGCTAGCTAGTGGTTTACTATAATCATGGTCATATAGCAAGAAACAGTTAGAAAAATCAACGTCTTTTAATGCTTCAGGCGTAATAACTTCAACAAACCCCCCTAAATCCTTGCTAGGTTCGTCAAATTTCAGTGCATACCCACTAATGGTTTTTGTTTCTTCTTCGCTTTCCTCGTCCTTGTTGTCCACTTCTTTTTCTTTTGCTTCCAACTCGGCTTCTTCCGTCAAGCGTTTTTCTTTTTCTTCATCATTGTTCGCCATTGTCTGTGTTCTCCTTTCGTTGATACTCTTCTAAAGTATCTAAATATGTGTAATTCAAACTTGCTAACATACGATCGCCACCCTCCACAGGTGGAAGTCCTACCCTTGAACGTCCTTCATTAATCGTAATCAACGAACCTTGGACTTGATTCAAAATGTTTTTTACTTTGGTATCTGGGTCGCTTTCTAACATACGGTCAACATTGAAACGAAAATTTGTTTCTAGCTTTCGATTTAATTCACTAGTAAAACAATTAAAATAATGAATCAAGGTTTCTTTTACGTAAATCAAATTACTTTGTGAAGTATTACTATGCGTATTCTCTACACCTAAACGTTCTACGGGAATACGAAAGGCTGCCGCAATTTGTCGGCTTGTCCAATCGTTCGAATTGGCAATTTTAAGAACATCTGTGTTGATTTCTAAAGGTTTATAATCCATAGAAGAATCCATAATTAAAGTTCTTAAAGCATTCTCACCGTTATATGAGCCGTTTGCTTCTTCAAACTCTTCTCGTATATTGTTTTTGGCTTTCGTGCTTAGGTCTGATTTCTCAACTTTTAAAATACCATTGCCCGTTATACCGCTTGAAAAGAAATTTCCAATCATTTTATTGCTTGCTTTTTGCACTTTCATTTCATCACGTAAAGAATAGAGCGGGCTTAATCCTGTTAAGCCATCTTGTGTGAAGAATTTAAAGTGTAATATATCTTCAGGCTTTACACGTCGTTTTTTCTCACCAACACTATAACGTAATTCCCCGTTGTCGGTCTGTGTGACCGTTACAGAAGAGTTCGGCAATAATTCAATGGCTTGCACCTTGTTGCCATTTCGTCGTATCTCGGCGTAACTATTGCCGTTTAATAGCATGTTAACTGCCAACGCAAACTTTAAATGCCAGCCATCCATCACTTCATTAGGTTGGCCATTGACTAAGTCGGTCAATTGATTATCCTTTTGAGGCAATCCATTCTTTATAATTTGAAGCGGACTAGAAGCCACATCACTGGCAATGATTGAAACAGCTGTAAAAATGTCGCTGTTACGAATTGCCCCTACGCTAGTATAACCGCCATCATCTGATTGCATGGAAACCACTGCGTCAAGAAATGGGTCGCCAGTCGTGCTTTGTTTCTTTGTAAAGAATCCCAATTATCTAACCCCCTTTCTCATAATTAATGATGAACGCTATAACTATTAGGATAATTCCCAGCGCTAACAAACCATAAAAGATATTTGTTAGAAATGTAATAGCAATGGTAATGCATAGGAAGTCCAATAGAAGCAGAATTGTTTGCAAGTTGTTAGAAAGAAAATGCTCCAGATTCGTAAAATTCATTATCCGCCACACTCCTTTCTTCATTATCATAATGATTCATAGCAAACACATAAGCATTCATTAGTGCTGCGATTGGATCAATTTTATTACTGTTCTTAGCTTTATTGATTTGAATACCGTTGTTGTCTTCTTTGGTTAAAGCGTTATTTACGGCATGCGTTAAGATGGTATTCTTTGGATGAATGATATTTCCCGCAAAAACTTGTTCCCTAAAAGTTCGAGTTGGCACGTTTAAAGTTTTTGTGCCTTGTCGTACTTCTAACATTGGGTAGTTTTCTTTTTCTGCCATTGAAATTATTGAGTTTGCGTTATACGGGTCATAACAAATCCCTTGTAAATCCAATTCATTCTCTTCAATCAATCCTTGAATGAAGTCAAATACTTGTTCATAATCTACAATGCCACTTTCTAATTGTGTAATAGAACATTCTTCCACTTGTTCTAACTTGCGGTAGGGTAAGCCATCTTTCTTTTCTTTGCTTTCCAAACCGTACTTAGTGGCCACAAAAGAATGACTATCACAGTAAAGCTTGCCGTTTATAGGCACAATCCAAGAAACCGAAGTTAAGTCGTCCGTTTTCGATAAATCAATACCAATATAAACAGGGTTGCCCTTAATCGGCTGTGGTTGGACTTCTACGGCGTTCCAATCTTTCGCAGGTAAATAACTATCTTCGCTCGCTTGTCGCCACAAATTGAAGTTTTTGACCAATACAGCGTTTAAATTGTCTTGCTTCAAAGCAAGTTCTACATCGTCTTGAATAGCTGGAAGCATTGTTTCTTTCATTTTCTCGTTTTCAAAAATTGGGTTGGCTTTTATCCATTTCTCTTGATCGTGGATTTCTTTTTCATTGTCTAGCTCCCAAATAGCAATAAAATAACGATCAGCTTCTTCTAATCCTTGTAGAATACGTTCAGCTAATAAATAATCTTCATACAAAGGCACATTCATATCTAGCCCTGCTGTGGTTATGGTGGCCAATAAACCATTCTTCTGGTTCATCATCCCTGATTTAAGTACGTTCTCCACTTTACGGGTCTTAGCTTCGTGGGCTTCATCCCGAATCGCCACAGTAGCACCAAAGCCATCTAATGTATTCGTTTCACTGGCCAAAGCCATAGCAAAACTATTACTTGGCTGATGGACGATTTTCGATTGCATGATTTTTAATTGTTGGCGCATAAACTTACTTTGTTTTGAAACAGCTTGGAGTGAGTTAGCCAGCATATCATAGCCAATTCTAGCCTGTTTTGTACTGTTCGCTGTAAATAGCACCTGACGCCCTTCTGCGGGTTCTTTTTCCATAATTAAGGCGTTTGCCCCAATCCCACTTGCAAGATAGGTCTTAGAGTTTTTACGACTCATAGAAACTAATGCACGGTTAAAACGCCGTAAATCGCCTTGTTTTGTGCGCCAACCGTATAGACTGCCAATGATAAACTTTTGAAATCCTAACATTTGAATTGGTTGGCCATCTGTTCCAGGCAACAATTCCATGAATTGAATGGCTTTATTGGCTTGTTTTTCATCAAATATATAAGGAAAGTCTTCATACTTGCTGCGTTCCAAATCATTGATATGACGTTGACAAGCGTTTTTTATCTTTTCAGGCGCTAATAACTCACCAGATAATACTTTTTCAATGTAATTATTCATCATTCATCAACTCAGCAAATGGATCTTTTTCAGGTTCAGCTTTGGCTTTGTTTAAAGCCATTTTCTGCCGTTCAACCATGGTCATGCCTAAAGCAGTAGAAGCCGCCTTTAAATCATGCATAGCTCTTGATTGTGTCCGTACAGCTGGGTTTTCTCGCTTACTGCCATCTTTATTGTTTTGGAATGTACCATATTTCTTTATTTCGTGTTCACTTTGTTTTATTCGAGCAAATGCCAAACAATAGGCTACAAAATTGCCATAGTCGGTTTCACTCATAGGAAAATCTTTTTTTAAAATAG